TTATTCCTCCGGCCATGTCCAGGACGGCCAGTAGTACCCCTGGCCGAGTCCTGCTCCTGCCTGTCGTGCCCGGCTATGATCCTTTTCAGTCTCAATACCTTCAATAAGCACGTTGTCGGCAAGCTGAAAGCAACGTGTCACCAGTTGCCCGAGCGCAGGGGGGGCGCGTAAACGCCAGAATGCTTCCTTGTCGATTTTTATGCCGGTTAACGGCAGCCGGCAGGACAAAAACGGTTGGACGATCGCTTCATCAATATCATCCAGCCAGATACCGTGGCCTTGTCTTCTGAGCTGCAGCAGGCGCTGGTGAACGTCCTGCCGTTTTGTGTCAGACAGCGCCAGAAAGCGTGCCGGGTCGACAATTTCTATATTCAGCGGTGCGGCAGGCAGCCGGAGAAGCCGCTGAAAGGCGTCCGGCTGCGTTAATACGGTTATCGGCAGATTGACGTAAAGATTATGACAGTGCGGGGTATTTTTTAGCGCGACAAGTTGCGCTTCAAGCAGCGTAAGTGACCACTCCGCAGACCGATCGTTGAAAAATGCTTCGCTTTGCTCTCTTGCTGACAGAACGCTCAGCACTTCCACTCCAACCTGGCGCTGCGAGGAGAGGGCGATGATAGGCTCAAGTTTAATGCCCGCGATATCGTGAGAGAGGTGCTGTAAGCTGGGGGACGTATCGATCAGGTTTTGCGCTGTCACTCCATTGTCCTGTTGTCTGTCAGCCTCCAGGCGGCCGGGATACCTCACACTAGTGTGACGAGCTGACGCTCAGGAAAACAGCAGGCGTTACTTAAATGCAGCTAAGCCTTTTCGCAGCGCTAAATTCTACGAAAGAAAGGCCGGGGATGTTGAAAAAACAGCCATATTTACAATCAGCTAGCCCTAATCGGGGGTGAAAACGGAAAAGGCATTGACTCACCTGCCATTGACCGTATAATTCTTCGCGTTTCACCACCGCGAAGTTCACTCTTCTCAGTGCGCCCTTAGCTCAGTTGGATAGAGCAACGGCCTTCTAAGCCGTAGGTCGTAGGTTCGAATCCTACAGGGCGTGCCATTTAAAAACAGGCACTTACGCCAGTTTCAAACCAGCCTGATTTTCTCCTTGTGTCGTAATTGTGTCATGGTTGCCAAAAATGGCATCAATTTTCCGTGCATGTTCGCTTAAATGGTTCGGTGCCAGGTGAGCGTATCGACGGACCATTTCGATTGACTCCCAGCCTCCCATTTCCTGAAGAACTGACAGCGGAACGCCGGACTGGATTAACCAGCTTGCCCAGGTATGGCGGAGGTCGTGAAAACGGAAATCCTCAATCCCCGCTTTTGCCAGGCCAATTCGCCAGGCGCTGTTATCATCCACACGCATTTTCCTGACCGCCGGAGTGACAGTTTTATCCGGGCGCGTTGATGGCTTCGTGTGAACGAATACCCACCTTGAACTTTTACCAATCTGATCCCTTAATACCCTGCATGCGGTATCATTCAGAGCCACGCCGATAGCCTTGCCCGCCTTCGCGTTCTCCGGATTTACCCATGCAACCTTTCTCTGCATATCGACCTGCTGCCACTCCAGATCAATTATGTTGGAGCGGCGCAGGCCGGTTGCCAGTGCAAATATCACCACCGGCTTTATCGACTCCGGCATGCAGGCAATTAACCGTTCTGCCTCGTCCCTGGTCAGCCAGCGGATGCGTTTGCTGATCGGCTTTTTGGTTTTTATAACAGGGGGCGTTTTAATCCAGCCCCAGTCATTAGCCGCAGCCTTGAACAGAGATCGCATGAACGAAAGGTGCTGGCTCTTTGTGGCGTGGCTTACCGGTTTCTCAACATACGGCGGCGGTTCTTTCCCCCGGCGTATAGCCGCGTCCCGGCGCGACTCCCACACCTGAATATGCTTGCGGTTGACCATCTTCGAAACTGCTTCGTTTACCTGGTCCGCCGTGATGGTCGAAATATCCCGGCCAGAGAAATGCCGCAGGAAATATTCGATTTTGGTCTTATCGTCATCGAGTGACCGCTTATGCTCCTTCTCGCGGATCCACCTGATGCAACATTCCTCAAACGTCCTCGTCGGTAGTTCCCCAATTTTATCAACCCGCCACGCTTCAGCCTTCAGCTTGTCGTGCAGCTCCTGCGCTTGTTTCTTGTCCCCCGTACCAAGAGATCGTCTAATTCTTTTCCCTGACGGCGTAACGAAATGACAGTGCCAGACGCCGCCTCTGAGGGTGATTGACATAAAATTTCTCCTTTATGTTCACCCGCGCTCGCAGGAACAGGATCGCGCGGGTCATGTAAATACGCAATACAGGCGACGTCGGTCGTTCGGTATTTGTTCCCGATCTTCTTCCCGGCCAACTGCCCCGAGTCGATAAGCCGGTAGACAGTTCTCGGTGAGGTGATCAGTAGTTCTGCCGCCTGTCTGGCTGTCAGTGTTTTTGCCTCAACCATGTATTTCCTCCAGGCAAAAAGAACCCGGCGCAGGGCCGGGCAAAAGGGATCACGAGGTGGCGCTTTCGCACCCAATAGCCAGCTCATAACTGGCTATCAGTTGCGTCATGCTTTGATGTGGAGGCGCGGCTCCCCGTCTTTCGGTTCCGGCCACTGGCGCGCCATATTCACCTTCAGCTTTTCTTCCAGCGCCGCGGTGATTTGCTCATCGGTGATACCGGCGCGCCGCTGTGCGTCCCATAGCAGGAACTGCAAATCAGCCCATTCGCTGAGGTCGCCAGGATCGGCAGCAGCTTCCAGCGCCTCTTTCGAAAGGTGCTTCAGTGGTCCAATGGGGCCGACGTTGCCGAAGGTTTGTTCTGACCATTCAGCGTGGCGCCGCCGGATCAGGTTTCTGGTGAACTGTGATTTCTTCGATTCGTAAGGTTTCACGCTCTCTCCTTATGCCGCACGCTGGGCGCGCAGCTTCTTCAGGTGTTATGCTGTTTCGATTTCTTCAGCGATCCGCTCGGCCTCTGCTTTGGTCAGCGGCTCGAAATCCTGATTAAAGCGTCCCATGCTGGCAATGCAGGTGCGGCCGTTGCGGATGTAGTGGATGACTTCGTGGGTAGCGCGGAGGATTTTGCAGGGCGCGCCGTGGGGATCGGCATGCCAGGTATTAGGCTGTATTATCCTGAACATTGGCTGACTCCTGCATCATGAGGAAGACAATCATTGCGGCACGAAGTGGGTTATCGTTAAAGCTATATGCATCGTTGGGATGAAAAGCCTCGGCCCCCCAACCGCCTCTTTTGTCCGCTTCGCTCATTGCGTAAATGCTGATTTTATTTGCGGTGATAATCGGCCATGCATCTGCCGGGTTATTGCACGGATCGAAGAATTCCCACTTTCCATCCCTGACAATTAGGACTCCTCTACCCGTCATTGAACCAATTAGTCTTGAAGCTATCTGAACCTTTCGATTAACTTCCTTATCACTCAACTTGCTGTAATCCATCAAATCCCCCTCTGCTTATTCCTCAATTCGATGACGCTCTGGCAATCCGCACAGGTCTGGCAGCCGGAACCTTCATGCGCCGCAAATCCGGAATCGGATCCCCGCATTCCGCACAACGCTCAGCTGATACGGCGTTGCGGTCGATACGATGAGCGGAAAGGGCAGCGTTACGCTGAAGCTCTTCAATCTCTGCTGCTGTGTCGATGATGTCCATGGTCAATACTCCCGGAACTGTCGGTTAATTCTGTTGAAGGTGAACGCCATCAATAAAAAAGGCCGCTTTAGCGACCTGGTGATAAGTGCCTTGATACTGGCGTTGTCTGTTTCTGGCGTCATGCGGCCTCCGTTTTCATAACATCGATGGCGCAGACGGGCAGCAATTTTCTGGCGGCTAACTCGTTTTCATGCGGAAAGTTAAGTCGCGCATATTCGCCGAATAGCTCGCGAGCAGATTCGTCGTAAGCATGAGCGGCCTCTTCAGCCGAACGGTAGTAGCCAAGGTGGCGGCGCTCACGGCCTATTGTGATATTTGCACGGTATGGTTTTGATAAGTTATTGGCCCGAGAGACGCCTTTATATCCCGTTAAATTCGCTCTGCTTAACTCTCGGTTGTGCTGGTTCTGATTTAGCGTAGCCAAACGCAAATTGGACCATCGGTTGTTCGTGCCGTCATTATCAACATGATCGATGTGATACTTTGGCCATTCACCTGTCACTATCAGCCAAATGAGACGATGCGCGCGATAGAGGCGGCCAATCCTAACTTTGACGTAAAGCTTTCTACCGTTCCCACAAACCGAGCCAGCAACACTACCTTTCTGGACTTTTTTGCGACAAGTCTTCCAGGTCAGCAGCCCTGTTGTGGGGTCATATTCCAGAAGCTCTCTAACCATTTCGGCAGTTAATTCAGGGCAGTTTCTACTCGGCATTTTCATATCTCCCCGGAACAAGCTTCACATCGCCATCAACTTCATTCCCCCAAGCATCCCAGCCCGGCGCCGCGCTGCGGCTAAACAGCTCAATGCGCGGCACATCGCCGTAAAGCAGCTCCAGCCGGTTGCGCACTTCCCACGGCTTTTCGCTGTGCGCGCCGAGCGGGCTGTAGACCACCTGCTTAATCCCGGCATGCTTTCGCTCCAGCCCGGCGCCGCGGGTGGCAATCAACAGGTCTTCGGTGTTGGCCCGGGTGTGGTTTCCGCCGTTCATGCGCGTCTCGGCGTTAAGCAGATCGAGGAAGTCGTAAAAGTCGGTGACTTCACCATCGGCCAGCGCCTTGTTGATGCGCAACTCGGCATTCTGATTCAGCTTCACCCAGGTAAAGCCCTTCATCGTGCGAACTGTAAAGCCCCAGGCCTCGGCCAGCTCGATTGCCTCCTGGTTATGTGTGCCGGTGTACCACATCGCCAGCACTGCGTTTTCGGCGGCAAGCTCCCACACAGGCAGGCGCTTGATGTCGATTAACTTCATGGTGGAGTAGTGGTCGGCAGCGGCGCCGTTGCTGATTGTGTTGCCGTAAGACCAGGGCGGATCAGCGTAGATAAGAGAGTATTTTCCGGTCATGCATCCTCCCGCTCCGGATCGTTAACATCCCAGCCATTACGCTCAATATTGGTTTGCAGCCGCTTATCTCCTACCTCTTCAATGCTGCGGCCGGTTATCGCTGCGACTTCAGCGTTTGAGTGTCTCCACAGCAGCGCCAGTTCTTCGGTAGTCCATTCAGGCATGACTTTTCCTCCTGACGATCGGGCAAGTGAGTTGCGCTTGCTGCGCACGGAGTGGATAGAGCGGCCGGTTGCCGCGGCGATTTCCTCGGGAGTGAACCGGCCAAACAGAAACAACTCTGCTTTGATCCATTTCCTGCAGTTGGTATTGCCAGGAAATTTCACGTCGAGGCGAGCGGCCTGGGTGTAAACGGCGCGCTTACTTCTCTCCAGTTTTTCGGCAATCAATGAGACGGGAATCTGTCCGGCAACTTCATGCAGGAACAGGTTTTCCCACGGTTGCCAGTGATTTGCTCCCATGGTTACCTCCATTGCTCGCCAAACGTGAAGCCGATCTCCGCCAGCGCCTCGTCCATCTTCTCGATGAACTCCGGCACCATTTCGTTGAAATCGGTCATGTATTGCGGATCCCGCTCAACGACGACGTGGTGAATACCTTCGCGCTTCATGCGCGGGTCGTAGTTTGCAAAGAACCAGGCCTCTTTTCCGGTCACCCACATGCTGTACTGTACCTGGGCCATGTACGCAGACTTGATGGCTTCGAAACCGCCAAGGCGGAATTTCATGAAGTCGCGGGAGGTGAAAGGGCATTTAAGCTCAAGGCCGAACCCATTACTGCACAGGCCGTCAGGGGAGCACGCGGTGCGCATGCTCTCGTCACGGAACAGGATCGGAGACTCCGTGACTTTCACGTCAGTTGTGAACTCGAAGAGGGTGCGGGCATCTTCCTCGTACTGCTTACCCCAGGCCAGCGCCTTGGCGTTAACCTCTGGCGCTACGCCGGTGCATACCTCGGCGAGTAGGGTGTGGATGTAGGACATCTTCATGTCTGTCCACTTCTTCCCCGATCTTGGCTTGGCGATGACGTTGTGCACTTCTGAGGCGGTGATGACGCCGAGCCTAAGTTTATGCCAGGCCTCATCGCCCTGTTGGATAGTTGTTACGTCAATGCCGGTCCGGGACAGGATAATTTCTGGTGTCATGCTGCCGCCTTAGCTCTTTTCTGAAGAAAGCAAAACCCTTTCTGTGCCTCTTCTTCAGTGAGCTCTGACGCCTCAAGAATTTGCCGTTTGAAGATGTCGCTGCACAGTGGGAGAAAGTCTTTCTCCCAGTCTTTATCCAGGGTCGTTAAGAGGTCGGTGATCGCCTGAAGCGTTTCTTCGCTTGCTGCTGGTGGAAGCGCTTCTGTGGTGTTGCGCGGCGAGACGTCACGGATATCAACGTCCAGTGATTTGCCTTCCATTTCTTCGGCGGTAGGCTGCTGTCCGATCTCGGGCCAGGCCTTACGCAACGCCTGGGCTTCTGCGCATTTCGCCAGCTGTCCGTATGGGCGCTTTTTCCACATCGCGTTCGGCGCCGTGGTGTCGCGGCCGCCAGTGGCGTAGTTTTCAATCCAATATTCTTTGGCGCTGAACTCGACGATCTCCCCGCTGGGCATGCGCTTGTAGACGGTGTATTTGCACCACTGAGGGAAGGTGACCTCGACACCAGAAAGCGTCTGCGTCGTGTCTGGACCGAACTCTGGTTCGCGGGCACCGGCATAATCACCTGAGCGGTCCGCCTGAATGCGGTAAAGCCCGATGCCTGGCATTACCACATCGCGCCATTCGCTTTTACCCGTTCTTGAGTCTTTGACGCTCATCGGCACCAGGTGAACAGGCTTCAGCAACGGATCCAACTGGCGGGCACGGCAGTAATCGAGCGCCATCATTACCGATTCGTCTTTGGCACCAGGGTAGATACTGTTCTTCAGTGCGCTCCAGGTAGCAACGTCGATGCCTTTTTCCTGCAGCGCGCTCGCCGTGATTGTTAATTCGTTTGCCATCGTTAATCCCCTCAAAAATTAAAACGGGCAGCCGGTACGGTGTTCCCAGTCGTATTCCGCCTGGGCGTAAGCAACTGCCGAAATGAAATCGTTGTAGGCCTCGCCAGCTTTATCGCTGCGAAGTCCTTCGTATGGGCTGGAGTCAATCGGGATCGTGAAGTGGAAGAGGCCTGACGGCTCTTTTGGCATCATGTCGATGATTTTTTGCGCCCGGTCGTCTATCCACTTCTCTTTCTCGTCGTCGAGCTGCTGCTCAACCCAGCGCCGATCTTCGATGCGGTCGTAAGTGAGGTATGCGTTCATGGCTGAACTCCTGAAATTTGGATGTGCAGATCCCGCCCGCATTGAGCCAGGCCGATCGGTTGAACAGGGTGGTTGGTATCAGTGAACCATTGGCTCGCCGCGCTCATTCAGCAGCACAACGACGGAATCACTTTTGATGATGGTTTTTTCGAAGATGTTGAAGGCGTACAGGCCTTTCTCAACGTTCGCAGAGGCGCGATAAGTTTTGCCGTGGTGTTGCAGCATTGTGCCCGGTAAAACCTCGCTACGTGGCACTGATGCGGTGCCATAGTGCATTCCAATCATACCTTCACCTCAACCTGTTCCAGGAGGCCAGCCAGATTCATCTGCCAGCGGTTCAGCACCAGTTTTTCCCGCGGTGCCGATACCGACGTCATCTGCCACTCGTTATCGTTGAGCTTTTTGGCGGTGTACTGCTTGCCGTTGTGGGTGACTGTCATGAGGCCTCCCGAGCGAGGAGCATCGCGTCGGCAATGCTGTATGCATCGCTTGCTAAATCACTAAACGCTCCATAGTTGCATTCGCTGCTGATGATTCCCTGCATAGCCTTAGCTGCAAAGTAGTCACGGATCGTCATGTCATCTGTATTGACTGAAACTTCTTCTGGATATGGCTTGTCATCAAACCGGTAAAGCAGGTCGTAATCGCCGGCATCGTCAAAGCTGGTGACTTCGTACGCCCAGCGGTGACCCGCCCATTCAAATGACTGGCCATTTCTGGCGCCGTCGGATCGCGCTTTCAGATAAGCAGCATGGTCATCAGAGTTTTTATAAACCTTCATGGTGTATTTCATAATCATCTCCGCGCTTGGGGCCGCGCCGCCGAACGGTTAATACAAGACTTCAACGCATTTATTCAGTGTTTCATTGGGCGGTGGATGGCCGCCGGTTGTCATAACTGACGCTCACTCGTTGGAATGAGCTGAGGTATGGCCGATAAAAAACCCGCCGGAGCGGGTCAATCGTTTGTTACTGTGTAACCTTCGTTTTCAAGCCAGCGAACCACATCAGATTCATCCATTGCATCAAGAAGTGATGCCGCCGTGTACTCAGAAATAATTTCTTCCGGCTTAACACATTCAACTAACTCGATACTGTCGATATCGATTTCCATATGCCTATTCCATCCGTCGCCGTATGGGTTAATAGAGTTAATTTGTTTAACTTTTAACGTCGCATCTATTGCCATCGCCTTACCCTCTGTCGTTACCCGCTGATGCGGGAGAAATGCTTTGGCGCTGGCTCCCCACAATGAAGCGGGGAAGGCCGTCGTCGCCTTGGTTAGCCATTACCTCACCAACTAGCTGATAACCGTCTGCCAGCCCAAAGCACTCACCAAAAACCCCGACAACGCCGGGGTTTCCGAAAGCATTTGTGGTACCGATTATTTGTGAGCGATATAGCTTTGCCGTCGCATAGAAGCTCCTTTGTTGCGTGGGTTGATTCAGCACAGCCCACTCAGCTTCGAATGGACTGGAATAAATCTTTTCTTTCGCTTTGCCATAATTGCCGCTCTTCCTGAGCCCGCCTATGGTCCGACGCATGGTTTACTGTCGCGCCGTTCGACTGACCGAATCTCCACTTCGCCGCTGGCTAACTTCGCTCAGCTGTCGATGTTTCGTTTCGATGGACTTATTAAAAACCATAGTTGTTTTATCGTCAACAACAATAGTTGTATTTTTGGTTGTTATGGTTTTATTTGGTTGTATTTGAAAGGAATTTATTTTTAAAAAATGTCTTGTGAGGGGATTTAGGCAATAAAAAACCCCGCCGGAGCGAGGTTTGATGGGGAGTTGGGTGATTACCGTGTTTGATTTTTCAGGTAGTCCGAGATTTCTTTAGCTGCCGCACATTGCGATTTCAGTTCGGCGTTCATTTTAGCTTTTACTTCGTCAGAACTACCCTCACAACTAGCATCCAATGAGGTAATGTTGTAAACCGCCAACATTGTAGCCTGCACCGCTACCATGCACTGATCAGGTTGTGCGTGATCTTTACATATTGCAGATGGCGATTGCTTTAACTGGTCAAGTGCTGACTCTGCAGCGTTAGCAGCCAAAGGGGACAGTAATACCATTGCCAATAACAATTTTCTCATAGTTGCATCCCTACCAGATTGTTGATGTCCAAAACATTCTTCCGATGATCTGGACGCTATCAAGGTCCGCTTCTTCGTCTGGGTGCTCGACATGATTGAAGCTGCGAATGCTCAGCCTGTTCGGGCCCACACGGTAAAGTATTTTTAAGCGATTCCATCCATCCTGGCTGATGGCGTAGACCTTTCCGTCCACGATCTTTTTGTCGTTAATATTGATAGCGACAGTCGTTCCTTCAGGAATAACTGGCTCCATGCTATTCCCATGCGCGGGGAAGCAGATAACACTTTCTCTGTGGGCATTAACTCGGCGTAGAGTCGCTTTTGAGAAGCGGAGTTTATAGCCATTGTAATCTTCGCGAGGGAACGTCCCATCGCCGCAGGCCAGCTCAATATCCTTTAGAAATGGCACTTCTACCTCGTCATCAGGTAATGGGGTTGAATTATCCCAAGGCTCAACGGTACCCCACTGATCAGACGGTGGGATGGCTTCATCCTGCCCAGTGAGAAGCATAGCGCCTTCCCCGGAACTCAACCATTCAGGCTTTACCTTTAACGCATTAGCCAGCTCAACCAGCTTCGTTGTCTGGTTGGCTTTTCCTGTTTCTATCTTCTGGATAGCCGCCTGGCTGACCCCAACCAGATCCCCGAGAGCTTTTTGCGTAAGGCCTCGTAATGTCCTGGCTTCTTTCAATCTTTCAGCGAGTGTCGTTTTCATACGCGCAATGTACAACCATGGTTTTATTCCATCAAACGAAAATGGTTGTTGACTAAATACAACCATAGTTTTATTCTTCATTCATATTCACTACGGAGGTTGTTATGAACCCAACCATTAAAACCGCTATCACCATCGTCGGCTCTCAAAAAGCCCTTGGTGAAGCGTGCGCAGTGTCGCAGCAGGCGGTTTACAAGTGGCTACACAACAAAGCGAAGGTTTCTCCGGAGCATGTGAACAGCATCGTGAAAGCAACTGGTGGCGAGATTCAGGCTTACCAGATTCGCCCTGATTTGCCGACGCTGTTCCCGTCACCGGCCGACAACACAGCCGCTTAACGGCGGCCATAACCACGAAAGGGAAAGCAATGCATTCACTTGCGTATCAACAAAGTAACAAATTTTCGCCAACGGCGATGATTTACCAGAATCGCCGGGAACCTGATTCCTCGGCGTTAAACATAGATGGGATCCGCGCAGCTGTTCGCGCCTGGGCAGCTGATTGCCGCAGCCGTGAATTTGTCGCAGCGCTGATTGTGGAAGAGTGGCGGGCTACCGGCGGCACCGGGCTGGATATCCCGACTGACTCGCATCGCCAGATGCAGAAGGTATTCCGCTGGATCGACGGCGACACCGAATACGCCGCCAACAACATTCGCCAGCTGGCCCCGGCAATCATGTCCGTCCTGCCGCTCGAGTACCGAAACCGCCTGGCGCCGCAGAACGACACGATGTCGCTGATCGCCTCTGCGATGAAAGAGTGTGCCGAAGCTAAGCAGGCCGTGCTGCTGGACGCTCCTGAGCATCAGAAGCTGAAAGAGGTAAGCGAGGGTATAGCGTCGCTGTTCCGCCTCATGCCGGAGCAGGTAGGGCCGTTGATGACGATGGTCACGTCGATGCTGGGGGTTATGTGAGAGGCACCAGAAAAGAAAAAGCCCTTGAAGCGGTCACTTCAAAGGCCTTCCAAACACTGTGTTACGCCAAGTAACGGGAGTAAGTATGTCAAAAACTCGCAAAAAGTACCAGGAAAAAGAGGAACGTCGCCATCCAGATTCACCAGATGGCCTGGTTGTCGCTGCCTCAAAAAACCGGGCGTTCGCTGAGCGCTTCGTTGGCATGGCAAGACTGGCACTGATTCAGGCAGGGGTGAAGCATGGGCGTCGTTAAGCATTTAGCAGACTACAGGCCGCCGCTGGAGGTCGTGGAGCATCGTGTGGCGCAACTGGAAGATGGGTTCACTCGCGTCGCGAATGAGCTTCTTGATGCCGTTATGGCTTCAGGTTTGAGCGAAACTGAGATGTGCATTGTGCTGGCCGTCTGGCGCAAAACATACGGCTTCAATAAAAAAATGGATTGGGTCAGTAACGAGCAACTCGAGCAGATGGTTGGTAAGCACCACACACATTGCTCTACTGCAAAAAACCTGCTGATCAGCAAGAAGGTATTCATTCAGGAAGGCCGCAAAGTGGGCATGAATACCAATGTCTCCGAGTGGAAAACAAAGGTTAACGGATTCTGCAAAACATTAGCTAAACCTGCTAAGAAAACCTTAGCGGAAGTTGCTAACAGAACTAAGCAGAAGATGCTAACCACAAAAGACAATAATCAAAATACAGAAAGACAAGATCCCCCTAAATCCCCCAAGGGGGAAAACTCACTCGCTCAGGAAGTGATGGATTACTTCAACGAGCTAACGGGTAGTCGTTGTGCTGCGCTGGCACCTTTTGAGAAAGCTCTCTCCACAGTGAAGAGCAAAGACCAGTGCTACACCGCCGAAGAGCTGAAGCTGGTTATCCGCTGGGCCCATGTGAACTGGGGTCACAGCTTCAAGCCAGAGAACCTGTGCCGTATGACCCGCTTTGATGGATACCTGTCAGACGCCCTGATATGGGCGGATGGCCAGGGAAGCAATCCGGCAGCCTGTCCGCACGAAGAGATCATCAAACTCTGGAATGAAAAATTCCCTTCGAAGGCCGTTTCGCTGCATGAGTGGAACCGCCGCCGTCCGGCCTATCGAGACCTGGAAGCTGTGTGGAACGGCAAAACCACCCAGGGCAACTGGCGAGAACTGAAGCACATGGGAATGGCCTTCGAGCTGATTAGCAAGTCTTCCCTGTTCGCCACCAGAGGCGATCAGCCATGGCTGACACTCGACTGGATCCTGAATCCGAAGAACTGGGGATCTGTCTACGAGCAGGCCATCAACGAGCACCGTGAGCGCAAGGGAGTCAAAGCATGAGCCGTTTTATCGATTTGTACGTTGAGCAGGCCGTCATCGGCGGGATCATGCTCGCAGCGGGCCGCACAGACGGCGTTGACATGGCGACTGACGCGATTGAGGGGCTGACTGAGGACCACTTCACAGCAACGCCTCACAAGGTGGCTCTGCGGTCCTACAAACGCCTCAACGAGTCCGGGGAGAAGATAGACCTGCTGACGTTGACCAGCGACCTTGAACGGCTTGGCGCGCTGGAAAGTGCCGGGGGATTCGCTTACCTGGCTGAATGCAGCAAAAACACACCGTCGTTCGCGAACCTTGCCTCGTACTGCGAAAAGTTGCGGGAAATGCATCTCGGCCGCCGGATGACCCTGGCGCTACAGGTAGGGATCCAGAAGCTGTCCGAACCATCCAGTGAGGGTATCGCTGACATCATCGGCAACATACAGGCGGATATCTCTGGCATCGAGCACAACACCGACTACGGCACCGAGCACATCACCACCGGGATCGACATGTCCCTCGAGACTATCCAGTCGATTATCAGCGGCGATATCTGGAAGCACAAAACCGAGCTGGGCATGGCAACCATCGACAGCGCATTCGGCGGGTTCAACAACACCGATTTCATCGTTGTCGGCGGGCGCCCTGGCATGGGGAAAACTATGTTCAGCACCACCGTGACCGAGACAGTCGGCCTGAAAAACAAAAAGCCGGTGCTGTTCTTCAGTCTCGAGATGCCAGTGGAACAAATCTCTGAGCGAGTCGCGTTCCACCGGGCGCGGGTAAGCAAAGAAGATCTGCTGAGCAAAGTTAGCGGGAAAATGGACGAGGCATGGGGGAAGGTTAGTCACTGCATGAAGGAGTTCATCGACTCTCCAATCTACATCAATGACAAGCCATCCCTGAGCGTTCACCAGGTGCGTGCTGAAGCGCGCAGAATGAGCAAGAAGCTGGGCGGCCTGGGCGTGGTCATCGTCGATTATCTTCAGAAAATGCGGATGTCAGACCCGGAGAACATGAACCGCAGTGTAGGGGAGATCGCCACTGGACTGAAAAACCTGGCGAAAGAATTGCGCTGCCCGGTCATCGCTCTGGCCCAGCTGAACCGAAACCTTGAACAGCGCGCTAATAAGCGTCCCGTAGCGGCAGACCTGCGAGAGTCTGGCGTCATTGAGCAGGAAGCAGATGTGATCTTCATGGTGTATCGGGATGAGAAGTACAACGAAAACACCGAACTGAAAGGCATCACCGAAATCATCTGTGTGAAGTCCCGCCATGCGCCGGGGGCAGAAAAGACCTACCACTTCAGCAGCCGCTACTCCGGGCTGGACCCGGTAGATTTCACCTACAGCGGTCAGATGCAACAGGAGGCCGACTATGAGTGCTAAGACGATGAAAGGCAAACAGGCAATTCTGCGTTATCTCGAAACGCACCGGACCTTCACCGCGAAGGATGTGGCCACAGAGTGTGGCATGACCATCAACTGCATCACGAAGAACGCTATCGATCTGGAGCGGGCCCGGAAGATTGTGCGGGTGAGCAAGGTCTGGCGAACGGTGACTTATCGCCTGGCGACTCCGGAAGAGCAGGATGGTACCGCGCGCAGCTGCACCAACGGAATATTTCAGGAGTGCCGCAACAGCCCGGCGATGAAGCGAGTATTGATGGTTTGGGGGAGGGTAGGGGTATGAAACAGAAATTTATCGAGTGGTTTACCAAGAACAACAACGGCTGCTCGCCAGCGATGGAAGACGACAGAAGCTTTGTCTACGAGATGACGCAGCACATGTTCGAAGCCTACCAGGCTGGCGTGGCAGAAGGTGAAGCCAGATGCGCGACGCTGGCTGCGGAGTTGCGTGCAGTTGAAGCAATCCACGACGAGGCAGTGTTCATCACAGACGATCACTATGAGCAGTGCCCACCGGAGGTGCAGAAAATGATTCGTTCACTTGCTGTGCTGCAGATTCCTGCCTATCAGGCTTTCCTGACTGAAGTGCGCGCGCAGGGTGTGGATGAGTTTCTGAGAGGTAGCCAATTACCTTATCAAATTGCAACTGTGTTGGCTGATTACGACAACGTTGATGATGCAACGCTCCAGACCGTTATTTGGTCTGGGCAGCCGCCAGAGCCTGACGGCGACGTTTGGCACCTCGAATATGTGTCTCGCGGTAACGCAATTGTGCGCGCTGTTTTGAAGGAGCTTCGCAAAGGAGTGCAGCAATGAAACTTAAAATGCACACGCCAGACGGATCGGTGATTGTCGAAAGTAACCTGGTAACGCAGTTCTACCCTGATTTTGATAGCGGCGGCGAACTGACCACCATCGAAACGGTATCGCCAACAGGAGAAACCTTCTCGGTGAAAGTAAAGCACTCGTTTATGCAGGTTACTGGCGCGCTGGCTACCGCCTGGAGCGTTGACGAGAAGAAAGCAGAAGGAGCCGCCCAATGAGCAACATCGACAAACGCGCATTACGTGATAGCGCAGAAAGCACTATCGGCATTCTGGAAAACATTTCCGGGTTTGAACCTTCAGATATCGACGGCGACACCGTAGAGCTCCGCTTTGAAACTGAGGACGGTTTTGATACCGGTTGTGACGTGAGCATTGTTGACCAGTGCCAGAAAGCCGCAGATGTAGTTCGGGCGCTGCTGGATGAGCTGGAAGCCAAAGACAAGCAGATTGCTGAGCTGGAGAGCGACAACGCATACATCAGAAACCGCCACAAAGAACTGGACCTGTTAATCGGTAAAAACATTCTGGTAATGCAGGCAGCAATCATCGAATGGCAGGGAACTGGGGACGCCAGAAAGGGGCTGGCATGGATTTATAACACCCTGTTTGGCCCAGGCGAACTGCCGGACGAATCGGAGAAAGATGCCCAGGCCTATTTTGACCGTAAATATGCTCCTCTCGACGAAGAGCTCATGAACCTTCACCGATGGTTCTGGGAGCAGAGCGAAGCTGAGCGCGCCGCCGCAGCCGGTAAAGGAGAGGCATCATGATCACCTTCACCAAAGAGCAGCTTATCGCTTCTGCGCACGCGCGTATTGAGTTTGCAGAAATGATGCTGGCAGGAGAGTTAGAGCCTCTCAAAGAACGCACATGGTCAATTGAACTGGAGCTGGCGCGTATCGCGCTGGCATCGCTCGAAGCGGAGCCTGTTGGTGAGGTTTCCGAGCAGCGTGATGGACTGGTTATGGACGGCACGGTAGACCTCGGTGGAGCATCAACTCACCGAATTATTAAGGGAGCTAGCAAGATGAAACGGTTGCCGCTTGGCACGAAGTTTTACACCGCCCCGCCAGCGCCGGTATCTGTACCTGATGCGATGGAAATGGATGATGACTTTGACAGCGCGTTTGAACACGGAAAAGCTGTCGGATGGAACGCCTGCCGCGCCGCCATTCTTCAGGGTGCCGATGGCAATTCTCCGGCGCACTCCGGTTGCCGCCCGGCGCAAAACTGCATCTCTCCGGCGCAATGCGGCAACTCTCCGGCGATTCCGGATGGTTGGGTGATGGTGCCAGAAGAACCCACCCATGAAATGCTTGAGGCTGGTGATGAACAATTCGGGACTTACGATGTGTATCGCCGGATGATAGCAGCATCACCGCAGCAGAAGTGATCTATAATCCCCTCAAATAACCGAGGGGGTTTTATGTCTAACGAAGAAATGACTCCAGCAGAAAAATATAAAGCTTCAATGAAAAGACATAAAAAGTTCTGGAGGAAATCACAAATTGCAAATGCGAAACGGTTTGATGCTGGAGAGGTTGAATCTGTTGATGGTTTTAGATCTCCTTATGAGACCAGAAAGAAGAGAGGGAGGACTGCTGACTAATGTCTGACTGGAATATTGCTGCAAAGCCGCAGGAGGAGCGCGACAAGGTTAACGTTGACCTTGCAGCCTCCGGAGTCGCGTACAAAGAGCGCTTGAACATGCCGGTTATCGCTGAGGTGGTGATGCGTGAGCAGCCTGAGCATTTGCGTGATTACTTCCTTGAGCGCCTTAAGTTTTATCGTGAGAAGTCGATAACTTTGCCGAAAGGTAGCGATCCGGTTTACCTGAAACAGGATGACTAAAAATGAAAGTTGCATTACTAAAGAACCCAAAAATCGTTATGGAAGCAGAATTCACTGACGGATCGCCGGAAAGGTTAGTTTTCCTCAAAGACCAAGTCACGGAAGTTATTTTTGACGGCGCCGCTGATGATGAGCTGTTCGAGTTTATTTTCGATGAAAGAACAGCCAAGGGATTTTATTTCCATGACTTTGACGGAGAAAGATATACCTTCCTCGGAGAATAATCAGCCTTTGATTTTCTGGAATCAAACCGCCATAATCATGTCATCGGAGCCTGAACAACTTCGATGACTTCTGCGCATTTAAGGGGACTTAAATGCGACCACAATCTGAACTCCTCACCTTGTCACAGATGCAGAAATGCACCTGCGATTTTCTGCATTCTGCGTTACCTCTTGGAGGTGGCGTATGAAACAGCACTACTGCATCGTTAACGACACCGTTAAAGATAACCTCATCGCGTACATTCGCACCCTTCCAGTAAACCCTCGCACGCCGATGGTCGTTGAAGCCCGGGAAGAGACGCGCACTGACAAGCAAAACCGTTTGATGTGGCCGCTGCTGAAAGACCTGTCTGATCAGGTTGTCTGGCACGGCGAAAAGCTGAACCGCGAAGAGTGGAAGGACCTCATCACCGTTCTGGTGAATCAGACCCAGGACCAGGAGCAGAAATCCGCGCCGGGCATCAACGGCGGCCGTGTTTATTTCGGCGTCCGCACATCCAAATCCAGCAAGCGCTACATGGTCGACGTCATCGAGGCGATTTACTGGTTCGGTACCGATCGCGGCGTGAAGTTCTCCGAAGCATCCAGTAAGCGCATCGCCTGGGCGCAAGAGTGGAGGGCTTCCCGTGGGTAATCCTCTCGCACGCGTAATCACAAATCACATCTTCAACGTTCCGGCGCGCCGCAAGCGTAAGCCCGTGGTTAAGCCGTCCGACATCCCTACCATGAAAGGCTACACCGCCCGCCTGGTAGATCAGAAATGGCTGCGTCTCGCGGCGAGGAGGAAACGTGCGTAAGCCATCCCGCCGTAAGTGCAAAGTATGCGGTGAATACTTCGTGCCGAAAATCCACGACATCAGGATCCGCTGGTGCTGCCCGGAGCACGGCGCAATCCTCGCTATGGAAGAGCGCGAGAAGGAGAAGGTTAAAGCAGCGGCCAAACGTATCAAGGAGCGCAAAGAGAAAGAGCGCGCGGATCGCCGGGACCTGAAAGCGAGAAAGGTGGCGCTAAAAACGAAACCTCAGTGGAGAGCTGAAGCGCAGGCGGCTTTCAACCGGTACGTCCGTCTCAGGGATGCTGGTAAGCCGTGCATCAGCTGCGGCAGGCTGCCGGAGCAGAAGTTTGGCGGAACCATGGACTGCGGCCACTACCGCACCCGCGGCGCAGCGGCGCACCTCGCTTTCAACCTTCACAATACCGCAGCCCAGTGTGTCTATTGCAACCGGGATCGGGACGGCGCGCAAAAGGCATTCGAGCAGGGCCTTATTGAGCGCATCGGTGCCGAAAAAGTTGAGGCGATAAACAACGATAATTCCGTCCGCCGGTTCGACATCCCATACCTGCAGCGCATCAAATCCATTTTCACACGCAAAGCCCGCGCGCTGGAAAAACGCCGGGCCCGCCGACAGGAGGCCGCATGAACCACACCGACTTCCTCCGGTACCAGGCAGAAAGCGTTAAGCGCGCCAAGCTGCCGCCAGTAGCAAAGCACAGCCAGACCAAAACCAACCAGCCACATAAGGAAGCCGCATGAACAGTCAGCAACTGGAATACGTACGTCAGCAGCTCATTGTGGCGACCGCAGATCTGAGCGGGGCGACGAAAGGGCAGTTGGTGGCCTTCTCCGAGCACGCGCAATTCACCGCGACCGCGCGCAGCCGGGGGCGTAAGAAAATCACTGACCCGGTCACCGGCCGAAAAGTTAACCCTGACGGCCCGGCAATGAGCGGTAGCCAGTCTCGCGCCAAGGGATCGTCAATCGCGCTGGTGGGGCCGGTTGAGTTCGTTACCGCATCCTGGCGCCGCGCTGTCCTGTCGCTTGAAGACCACCAGAAAGCATGGCTGCTGTGGAACTACAGCGAGAACATCCGGTTCGAGTACCAGGTGGCGATCACTCAGTGGGCTTGGGCTGAGTTCCGGGAGCACCTCGGCGCGAAGAAGGTGGCCGGAAAAACGATGGAGCGGCTGAAGAAGCTGATATGGCTGGCAGCGCAGGACGTCAAAGCGGAGCTGGCAGGGCGTGAGACGTATGAATATCATGCGTTGGCGGAGCTGGTGGGC